ATGGGAATGTTCGACAGCCTCTACGGGGCAGACGAAGCCGAGTGGCAGACCAAAGCACTCGGTCGCCAGCTCGGGACCTATGACATCGGGAGCGCGATCCCCGGACCGCCCGTCGACTACCAACTCGAGGTGCTCGGCGGACGCGTTGACGACATCGCCGACTCGTACTACTCGTACGCCACGGTTCGTGACGGCTTGCTGGTCGAGGTGCCGGTCGACCGTGACCCGAACCTCGCTCTACTCAGTTACTCCGGCATCTGGTCGCGAATTGTGCAAGCCAGCCCCGAACCGACAGCATGAGGGGCAAGGGTGAGGGGTCTGTCTTCAAGGACTCTCGCGGACTGTGGAACGGCGTCATCGAACTGCCCCCGCTGAACGGTGTTCGGCGCCGCAAGAAGATCCGACGCAAGAACAAGACAGAGCTCGTGAAAGCGATGAACGAGGCTAAGACGGAACTTGCCCGCCTCGGAGACCTGCCGACCGCCAGCCAGACAGTGGAGCAGTGGTTCAGCTACTGGCTCAGGCAGGTGGCGCAGGAAGTCCGCCCGAACACGTTCGACGGATACCGGCGCACCGTGGAGAACCACATCGTGCCGGCGATCGGCAAGGTGAAGCTGGACAAGCTGAACGCTGCACACATTCGCCGCGTGCACGACGGCATCCTCGCGAAAGGACTCTCGTCAACCACGGCGTTGCTCGCTCACCGCACCATGTCCGTGTCGTTCAAGATCGCCGTCCGCGAGGGACGCATCGGACGCAACCCGGCGAAACTGGTGAACGCACCCAGGAAAGCGACCGTACAGCTCGAACCGTTGGACTTACAAGAAGCGATCCAGTTCCTCGCGCACGTCGCCCGCGATGAGGAGATGGGCGCACGATGGGCCACAACGCTCCTGACGGCCGCTAGGCGGGGCGAAGTGCTCGGGTTGGAACGGGACAGGGTGACCGATGTGCTCGACCTCTCCTGGCAGCTCCTACGGCTTCCCAAGACCGATGTGGACGGCAAACCCAACGTGCCCGCCGACTACGAGTACCGCCACCTCACCGGAGGCCTGTACCTCACCCGACCGAAGTCCTCCAAGTCGTGGCGAATCATCCCACTCATCGACCCACTCAAGACGATCCTCGAGCAACACATCGCCCGATCACCGGAGAACCAGTGGGGGCTCGTGTTCACGAAGAACGGGCGACCCATCGGGCCGGACGTCGACACGAAAGACTGGCGGAAGACTCTCCTTGCGGCAGGGATCACCAAGAACGCGCGACTGCACGACGGACGCCACACAGCCGTCGACCTGCTCTACGCGGCCGGGGTGCCAGAAGACTTGATCCAGGAGATCGTCGGCCACTCAGACCGCGCCACCACGCAGGGCTACAAGTCGTTGCGGAACCGGGAACGCCTCACCGGGGCCATGGTGCAGTTCTCGGCCCTGTTCACGCAGCCTGACCCAGAACGTACGCTCGAAATAGAGCAGTAGTCACACCCAACTCGGCGACGATCTTGCTCTCGTCAGTGCACCACTCATACAGGCCGGCCAGTTCATCCGGGCAGATCAGATTCTGCGCCGCGAACTGGTCGGCCTGTCGTTCGTGTTTGGGTCGGTCGTCGTGGTGCAGCAACGCTGCATGCCCCACCTCGTGCGCAAGAACCAACCTCTGCCTTCCCACGCGGAGTCGGTCGCTGATGAGGATCTGCCCGTACTCCGGGAAGTAACGCCCATTCGCTGTCCGCAGTCTCCGTACCACCACCTCAATCCCCAGACGTTCGGCGTGCTCCCACGGGTCGTAAGCGTGCCCCCTAGGGAGCGTCAGGCTCGTCTCCACCCATCTCTGGGTCGGTGTTCGCGGCATTGCGTTCCCCCTCCAGCTCGTCGTCGGTCATCGTTGCCGGCGTCTTCTTGCGTCGTTGTGCGGCGATGCTAGCGACACCCTCCGACGCCAGCGCTTCTTCCGTGTCGGCCTCCTCGACGATCTCTGCCATGACCTTCGCCGGGTCAATCCCGATGGCTCGAGACAGCATCACCAGGTCGGTGGCAGTGATTGGTGCGCGACCCTTCAACTTCTTCTGCAGGGAAGTGAGAGGTATCTCAGCCCTTTCAGCAAGTTCTTCCTGCGTCAGTCGTTTCCGTTTGTAGTAGCCGGTGAGGACATCGGCTGCTACTCGGCTGATCAGGGGTTGGTCGTTACGCATTGCTTCAGTGTAGTCAGCTTGCCCACCTAAATCGATGGAAAAAACTCCGCTTACGGGTTGCACCAACCGCTGACGCTGTGTAGCCTACCGATATGGACAGGTTGAACACCGGAATCGGTATCGCAAGAAGAGTCAGTCTCGCAATCAGCGAGGCAGGGTTCGACGTCCTCAGCGTCTCACAAGCCGCCGACATGACCACCGACCAGATGAACGACCGCCTTTCGGGGCGCGTCGAGTTCGATCTGGTCGAGCTGGTCCGTGTCGGCGGCTTTCTGCATGTCCCCGTCTCTCAATTCATGAAGGAGGCCGCGTGATGGAAGCGCAGCTCGACAAGATCAGCTACTCGGTTCAGAACCTTGCAGCAGCCACGGACCTCTCGGTCGATTCGATCCAGAAGGCCATCAAGAGATCGGAGCTGGTGCCGTCGTACTTCGGCACGAAGCCCGTGATCCTCGCGGACGAAGCCCGCCGCTGGATCGCCTCGCTCCCCAACGAGAAGCCTGAGCGTGCAGCGTGAGCGAGCTCAACGTCTTCTCCTACCTCGGCAACGACGTCCGAGCCATCGTCATCGACGACGAGCCCTGGTGGGTCGCCTCAGACGTCACTGCCGCTCTCGGCATCACGAACGGGCGCAACGCGACGGCCCGCCTCGACGAGGCTGGCGTCCGCCAGACGGACATCAGGTCCGGGGGGCAGATGAGAGCGTTCACCATCATCGACGAGGGAAACCTCTACGAACTCGTCATCCGCAGCGACAAGCCTGACGCCCGCGCGTTCCGAACCTGGATCACCCGAGTCGTGCTCCCCGAGATTCGTCGCACCGGCTCCTTCCACACTGCACCCGCACCGGCGGAGCTTTCTCGTCTCGACATCCTGACGATGGCGCTTGAGTCTGAGCATCGGGCGATCGCGGCTGAGACGAAGGTCGCTGAGTTGGAACCCAAGGCGGAGGCGTTCACCCGGTTCATGGACTCGACGTCGTTCATCAAGATCGAGGTCGCGGCGCGGCAGGCAGGCATCGGACGGACGACCGCATATCGGTTGCTCCGTGACGCGCGGATCCTGCAGAAGTTCAACCGGGCGCCGATCCAGGAGTACGCGCACCGTTTCCACGAGGTCGCATCCGAACGGGTCACCCCTGCCGGCGATCTGGTGACCGAATACACGACGAAGGTCCGTCCAGAGCACTTCGACTGGCTCGTTTCCACGCTCGAACGTCTCGCTGGCAAGGAAGGCAGGGCAACCGCATGACCACGTATCTCTACCGGGCGGTCGCGCTCGAAGAGGTGGAAGATGAGTGGACCGGTGACCTGACCTGCTGGCCGGGCGCGACGCTCGGTCGTTCGACGGGTTACCTGTCACGGTCCTCCGCTGTCGAGGCAGGAAAGAACTCGGGCATCCGGTACACCATCGTCCGGTCTGACCCGGTCGTGTTCCCTGAGCCACTGGTTGTCACTCAGGCCAACGAGATCTCGGACCTCAAGGAAGCGCTCGAGGCTGTCGGTTGGCCCAACCTCCGGTCGGTGTCCGCATGAGCCCGCGTCGTGCCCGTCAGTTGGATAACACGGTGTTGTACCTGATCACGTACGTGCCGTTGCTGTTCCTGGTGGTCGTCGTCTGCGTGGTGACGGGATGAACGAGAACGAGTTCCATGCTCGCGATGCTGCCGTTACCTCAATGATCGTCGCGACCGATGACCTAACTGTGGCTGAGGTCCAGGAGCGCGTTGATGCGGGCGAATGGGCTCCGGACTGGCCCATCTCGGGTGATCACCTCGCCCGCCAAGTAGCCCACAGGAACTAACTTCCCCTCGCTCCTCAGCTGGGGTGTGCGCTCGCGGATCGGCACCCCAGCACTATCCGGCGTACCCGGATTCAGTCACATCTACATAGCTTCACGGACGACAGACCAACTGCCGATGCGCCGTGACAGCACTTCCACAGAGAACTGAGCAGGTTGAGTACCCGGGCGTTGTGGTGGGCGTACCCGGATTCCCTGCTCCAAGCATCACAGGTCAGCAGCTACAGGGGTCGCGTTTCCTCATCACCTTCTGGTGGGCGCGACTGCTACACGTGCGGCATCGGGGCGTAGAGGCGTCCTGCCGCATAGGAACGGGCCGACCAGCTCGGATGGTCGCAGTGGTGGTTCGACTCCACCGCCGAGCACGGCAGATAGCCACAACAGAGGAGGAGCCGATGAAAACGGAATCGAAGCGGTGTCGCTTGGGCATCCACAAGTGGGTGTTCCGTGGCGACGACTACACGGTCACTCAGTACCACCGAGGCGAGTACGAGATGTTTTGCCTCCGCTGCGAGCTGCACAAGCCGGGCAAGCCGAGTAAGTAGCACTACCGCCCCCGAGTCGTTTCTGGGATCGAGCAGTTTCGAGCACTGCCGGGGGCACTGACACAACAACACAGAGAGAAGGACGACATGGATGCAGCAGTGAAGCTACTCAAGAACGAGATCGAAGATCAGCGCGCGAAGCTCGATGCGATCCAAGGAGAGAGACGTGAGGTCATCGACGCCGGGCGTCGAGCTCAGAGCGAATTTGAGGCGCAGTCCAGGCACGTGAACGACCTGAAGGACGCGCTTGCCGCCATCGAGACGGCGAACCAGAGGCGACAGGGCGAAAGTCCGGTGCGGCCGTGACGTTCTCTGCTGATGACTTGGATGAGTCGAACGCCCGCCAGATCGAGAAGGCGGTGACTCGTGGCGAAGACGTGCATCTAGTCGGCGACGCACCGACAAGCCTCCACGGCAATGGCGCGGCTTCGTTCAATCAGACAATGCGCGACGTGACGCGGGTCACATGTGGTCTCTGCCGCGTTCTCATGCGTCGAGGTGGCGACCCGTATGCCTAGCCGCGAACCCATCTGGCATGACGTGGGTCATTTGCTCCCACCCGACGACACCCCAACAAGCACACCCACCGATCTGTACATGGCTGCGGTGGTTCGACGTGAACACGAATTGGAAGCCCTCGACCGGTTCGAGGCACAACGAGAACAACGGAGACAGCAATGAACAAGCACTACATGAGCTGCGATGAGTGCGACCTGACCTTCTGGACCACTAGCCCCGAATCGGGCGGGAGGGTGATGGGCGAGCACAAGCGAGTCATGCACCTCGCCCCGGTGCCGGCGTCTGCGCATGCCGCGAACAGCGGTGCACGATGACTCCGCAACTGCTGCTCCTAATCGTGGCGATCGGCCTGATGCTCGGGTGCGCTCTCACCGCAGCTCTCGTCGCCGTCTGGTCAGCGAAAGCACACCACTTGGCTGCGGTCGAGTCGGACCGCATCGCGAAGGATGCGGTGGACCTGCTCGAAGCGGAAAGACGGTACACGGTCGCACTCGAAACGTACCTGCCCGGCGAAGAGAACGGGGAACGCGCATGACTCGGGATCTCAACGATGCTCGCGTGAGTTTCGTCTCCACGGCCCTGTCGTTTGGGCTGGACCTGAACCAGGCCAAGTACCTGTGGTGGCTGGTTATGCCTCCATACCCAGAGGTTCGGAAAGAACATGCCGACGTCGGGTGAGGGTCGTTCGTATCACGACGAGAACGTCACCTGCGAACGCTGCGGCTTCTACCAGACCGTCACCGTCATCTACGACGTGGACGACAACACCCGCACATGGGTGTGCCTGTACTGCGAACACGACAACCCGTCTGCCCTGTTCTAACAGGCCGGGGACAACTACACAGAGAAACGAGAAACAGACATGACTGCCAAGACGTACCGCACGAAGTCCGCCAAGATCACCGCAATGCAGCTCCCCCTCGATGACCGCCCAGCGTACGGAGACGACAACTTCCATTCGGCCGGCAGGGCGTTGGCCGAGCGCGTCAAGGAGATCGCCGTCTGGATGGTCGAGAACGGTCACGACGGCAACCCGGACGACGAAGATACGACCGACTGGGACGAGACCGATTTCGCTCCGAACGGCGAACCCCTCCCATCGTGGGGTATCAACTTCATCGAGTTCGAGAGCAGCGACGGCACCCTCAACGCGAGGTCCGGCGACTGGATCATCCTCGACGCTGATGGGACGTTCCGGATCTGCAAGCCGAACGTGTTCGAAGAGACGTACGAGCGCGCTGATGTCTGAGCGTTTGCAGTCGGACCCCGCCACCATCCGGGCAGCAATGGGAGAACGCAACGGGATCTACGAGAACCTCGATGAGGCCGAATACCATTCGCACCCCGCCCTCTCCTCTACCGGTGCCAGACGCCTCCTCGAATCCCCAGCCAAGTTCGACTACGAACGACGCCACCCGAGGGCAGGACGTACAGCATTCGACCTCGGAACCGCCGTCCACACGAAGGTACTCGGCACCGGGGCAAGCGCCATCGCCTACCCAGACGAACACCTCACCCCATCCGGCGCCGTCTCCACCAAAGCCGCCACCGTCGCATGGGCTGAGGAACAACGCGCCCTCGGATTGACGCCACTCGCGCCGGCACAGATGCGAGAAGTCGACGCAATGGCCGAAGCGGTACTCGCACACGACGACGCACGCACGTTCCTCGAGTCGGTCTCCGGCCGTGAGGTCTCCCTGTTCGCGGAGATCGACGGTGTACCCACACGGGCACGGTTCGACATCTACGACGGTGTACGTGCCGGCGACCTGAAGACCGCACGCGACGCATCATCCAAGGGCTTCAACACGGCAGTCGGACGTCTCGGATATTTCATTCAGGACCGCTGGTATGGGGAAGCTCACACCGCGATCACCGGAACCGAGCTCGAGAGCTTTCGGTTTCTAGTTGTGGAGAACGTCGCCCCCTACCTGGTGGGTGTGTACGACCTCGACTTCATGTGGGAAGACCTCGCCAAAGAACGCGTCAAACGAGCACGCGATCTCTACCGCGAATGCACCGAAACCGGTATCTGGCCTGGTTACCCGACAGCAACACTCACACCCCCGACATGGGCCGTGTACGAGTCAGAAGAGGAAGAGATCCAAGTCTCATGAAAAGAGAGCAACTTATCGACTTGTGCTGGCGCGGTGTCGTACCCGTCGACCACTGGTACAACCGCGATTCGGCTGACGCGCAGAAACAGCTTGGTGAGGCACTTGCCCTGCTCCGCGCGGGCTGCGGATACCGCCTCACGACAGACCCGAAGCAGACAGATCAGACCATCTGGGTCGAGATCGAGTACCCGGGATTCTACGCCTTCGAAGACGGCCGACACGATCGGTCGGCCTGGGACCGGACGCTCTTCTACATCCCGACAGTTGAGCGCCTCGAAAAGCGTGAAGGGAAGGACTGGTACTGATGGACATTGCAGAAACCACCGCCCCCAAGAGTGACCAACAGAACTACGACGACTACGTGGGCGGGCCGAAAACGGTCACTGTGAGCGAGGTCAAAGCGGGCAACGCTGAGCAGCCCGTCGAGGTGCACCTCGTCGAGTACCCAGGGCGTCCGTACAAGCCGTCCAAGTCGATGAGGAGAGTGCTCGTCGCAGGCTGGGGACCGGAAGCAGCCATTTACTCAGGTCGGAAGATGACGCTCTACGGCGACCCCGACGTTCGCTTCGGCGGGCAAGTCGTTGGCGGCATCAAGATCAGCCACCTCTCACACATCGACAAGCCCCTCGCCCTCAGCCTGACAACTACTCGTGGGAAGCGTGCACCGTTCACTGTGCAGCCGCTCGAGACCCCGAAGGACACGTCAGGTCGGGACTGGTTGAAGGAGCTGAACGAGACCAACGAGGACTTGGATGCGATCGTTGCGCTCGGTCACGCTGCACGCGCCAACCATGCAGGGAAGCCGATCATCGACATGATCCTCGCTGAACACAACCGTGTGAAGGCTGGGCCGTCGGATGCGTGAGTTCATGGAGCGGGTCGAGTTCTTCGTCCCCGGTGTCCCTGTCGCTCAGGGTTCGATGGTCGGTTTCGCACGCGGTAAGCGTGTGTCGATCGTGCATTCGAACGCGGCGAAGTTGAAGCCGTGGCGGAACACGGTCGCAGCAGCCGCACACGACGTTCTGGCGGGTCGGGATGGGTTCGAGGGTGCGGTGGCTGTCCTGTTGGACTTCTACGTCCCACGCGGCTCCACAGTGCGGCGCCTGTTCCCATCCGTACGCCCAGATTTGGATAAGTACACCCGGAGCGTCCTCGACTCGCTCACCACATCAGGCATCTACGGCGACGACGGCCAAGTCGTCTCCATCAGCGCACGCAAACACTACGCCGAACAAGAATGCGGCGTCCGAATCGTCATCAGGGAGCTTGCATGATCGTCGACCGAGAACCCTGGATGGATCTCGCCAACTGTGCGAGCACAGATCCAGAGGCTTTCTTCACCGAGCCGGGAGGGACAACCCTCCCGGCTCGAGCTGTATGTGCTCAATGCGATTGCGTGGCTGCGTGTCTCGCGTATTCGGTAGACAACCGCATTGAGTTCGGCGTCTTCGGTGGTCTATCTGCGAGAGAGAGGCAAGCATTGTGGCGGACTCGAGCATGAAGTCGAAGACCTGTACCACCTGCGGAGAAACGTTCACAAAGCAGAGGAAGTGGAGTTACGCCTACTTCGAGCAGCGTAAGCACTGCAGCAGGGTGTGCCGCGAGAGTGGGCGTGCTTCCATCCTGACCGATTTCATCGTGACGGAATCAGGTTGCTGGGAATGGCAAGGCCTGGTCGACAAGAACGGCTACGGCCGTGCTTACGACGCAAGCATGCCCGCTGGAAGACGGATCGATTGGGCTCACCGAGTCTCCTACCGCCTCCGGATTGGGCCGATCCCGGAGAACCATGAGCTGGATCACACGTGCGAAAACACCGTGTGCATGAACCCGGCCCACTTGGATCCCGTGACCAGGCCAGAACACGTGCGGCGGACCATCGAACGTGCTGGCGGGTATGTGAGGCAGCAGGAAGCTGCAGCGATGCGCCACTCGGGCATGACCTATGCGGAGATCGCGGAGGCCATGCATTTGTCGGGACGATCTGCTGCCCACGCTCGAGTGCAATCTGCCATCAACAATGGTCTCGTTGACCCCTCCGAGGTTCCGAGAGTGCGCCGGCTCGATTCAGCAGATCACGCCGACATCCGGGATCTCTACGCACTAGGCATCCCGCAGTCGGAGATCGCCTCGTGGTACCGAACGGACAACTCGCAGATCTCCCGCATCTGCAACGGCCTGGTGGGTGCCGCGTGACCGCCCCGTCTCCGCTGGTTCGTCGTATGACGGTGGATCGTGAGCGTGGCGTGTGTGTTGCGTTCTCTGCGAAGTGTTGGGGGCAGCTCGAGTGGAACCACCGGTCATCCTCGGGGATCGGCGGGCGCGGTCACAAGGCACCAACGTTGACACCTGCTGACGGGGTGATGATGTGCACCGGTCACAACCAGGCCCTCGAATCCGATCCGGCGTTCCAGTCGATGGGGAAACGCATGGGCTGGAAGTTGGTCCGAAACCGGGGCTCGATGCTTGCCAAGCAGATCCCATTCTTCAACAAGTCCACCGGCGTTTGGGCTCTACCTGACGAGCTCGGAAACGCTGACCCAATCAACACTGCTTTGGCGCTCGAGTTGATCGACGCGGCTGGCGGGAACTACGTGAAAGGAGTGCTCAGCAGATGAAGATTCACAAGCAGAACGACGAGATTACGTTGTGGCACGGCGACTGCATCGAGGTCATGCGCACCCTGCCCGACAACTCCGTCGACGCGGTGGTCACAGATCCTCCCTACGGCCTCGAGTTCATGGGGAAGGGCTGGGACGGCGCAGACGGCTTCCGCCGGTCCCTCAACGCCGCCGACACCGGGCGCGACAATGCGTTCGGTCGAACCTCGCGTACCTCACCTGAGTACCGCGCCGGTGCGCTGTTCGGCGAGTGGTGCGAGGTGTGGGCGATCGAAGCCCTGCGCGTGCTAAAGCCCGGCGGTCACATGCTCGCGTTCGGCGGGACCCGAACGTGGCACCGTCTCGCGGTCGCCGTCGAGGACGCCGGGTTTGAGGTTCGTGACTCCATCGCCTGGCTTTACGGATCGGGGTTCCCGAAGTCGCTTAACCTCGCAGGCGAGTGGGAGGGGTGGGGCACCGCACTCAAGCCTGCCTTCGAGCCGATCGTCGTCGGACGCAAGCCGCTTACTGGCACCGTTGCTGCGAACGTGCTAGCGCATGGGACCGGGGCGCTGAACATTGCTGATACCCGTGTTGGAGACGGTTCTGAATCGCGGGACCGCACCGGCGAGGCGTCCCAAGAGAAGCGATACACCTCGGATGGTGGAACGAACATCGCCGCGCTGCCAGGTGTGCGAGGTGGTAGCCCTGATGGGCGCTGGCCGACGAACGTTCTGCTTGACGAGCTTCAGGCCGAGGTGCTCGACGCGCAGTCAGGCACGCTCACCTCAGGTCGGATGGCAGCTGGGACGGCTCGAGCTGAACGCGACCCCATCGTATACGGGAAGATCGGCGGTCCTGCGACCACTCGCGATACGCCAGGTGACTCAGGTGGCGCGTCCCGGTTCTTCCCCACGTTCCGCTACGAGGCGAAAGCGCCAACCTCTGAGCGCCCATCAGTCGACGGTGTGCAGCACCCGACTGTCAAGCCACTCGAGCTGATGCGCTGGCTCGTCCGCCTCGTCACCCCGAAGGGCGGCCTCGTCCTCGAACCGTTCGCGGGATCCGGGACGACGATCGAAGCAGCCCTGCTTGAGGGCTTCCGGTGTATCGGGATCGAGCGCGAAGAGTCATACCTGCCGCTCATCGAGAAGCGGATCAACAAGCCACTCGAGGTCGGTTTCGACTTCGGCGATTGGGGCGGTGCCGCATGACACAGGAAAGGAGGAGACATGGCGAAGAGTGACGCTGGAGTTGAAACGTTCGTCTATCGAGCCTTCTCTAGCTCGGGCTCGCTGTTGTACGTCGGGATCGCTTCCGATTGGAAGCGCCGGCTGAAGCAGCACAGCAAGTACTCGCGGTGGTACCGAGATGCGGGAACGGTTCGGGTCGAGGTCTATTCGACGCGAGCGGAAGCTTTCGCCGCCGAGTCTTGGGCGATTACCTACGAGTTCCCGGAGTGGAACGGGGACAGCCAGTGGAAGCACTGCCCGTTCATCCCACCGGTTGCAATCGAGACGCTCGAGCACGCAGTAGTCCACGACATTTGGAGCAACGACTGATGGCAGAGAGGAGGAGACATGCCTTGGTTCAAGGTAGATGACGGATTCCACGGTCACCCGAAGGTCGTGGACGCCAGCCTCGAAGCGATCGGTTTGTGGACTGTCGCCGGCTCGTGGTGCGCGAAGTACCTGACCGATGGTTTCGTACCGGAGAAGACAGTTCTCCGTCTGGGGGGCGACGTCGATTCGGCCGGTGAGCTCGTGAGGGCTGAGTTGTGGTCGTTCGCTGATGACGGGTACCAGTTCAAGGACTGGGAGGACTACCAGCCGTTGAAGGCCGATGTCGAAGCAGAACGTGCTGCGGCGCAGGAGCGGATGAAGAAGGTTAGGGCCGCGAAGAAGGGTGTTCGCCCGAACGATCCAGGAACACCGCCCGAACGTTCGCCTGAACCAACGCAGAACATCGGCCGAAGTTCGGAAGAAGTTCGCATTGCCCCATCCCAGTCCCAGTCCCTATCCCAGTCCCCAAGTACTAGTGCACCCAAGGTGCACGAGTATCCACCTGAATTTGAACAGTGGTGGACGGAGTACCCGAGGAAGCAGGCGAAGCCGGATGCGCTGAAGGCGTTCAAGGCTGCGAGGAAAACCACGGATCTCGCAACACTCCTCGCTGGGGTGCGCACGTACAAGTTGCTGAACATCGGTCAGGAGAAGTCGCACCTGAAGATGCCGGCGGGTTGGTTGCGTGACAGGCGGTGGGAGGACGAACAGGTTGCTCACACCCCTGAGCAGCCTCGAGCGACGGTAACGCACATCGGTACGTCTGGTGTGAAGGAGTGCAAGCACCATCCCGGCTATCCGGCCGGCGACTGGATGAACCCGTGCGTCCGTTGCGATGAGGACGCAAAGAGAGAACGAGGGGAGGCGATCTTTTGAGATCACCGAAACAGCATCGCGCGTCATCTGAGTTTTCTCAGGTGGCGTTTCTGCTTTCTGTCCCCGCGAAGGACGTGCAGCGGGAGAAGCACCGGAAGTCGAAGGTGCAACGTCAGATCGAGGCGTATGACGCCGAAACGGAACGGTTGACCCAGTTCATCAGGGCAACCAACAACACGAAGGAGCAAGCAGCATGAGCAAGGCAACAGTCAGCATTGAGGGTTTCGTCGCGAACGAGCCGGAGCTTCGTCAGGCGGCAGGCAAGGACGTCGTGAACATCGACGTCGCGCACACGCCGCGGAAGCTGAACAAGCAGTCGAACGAGTGGGAGGATTCGGGGCCGACGACGTGGTTCCAGGCGACGTTCTGGGAGGACATGGCACCGGCGATCGTCGCTGCGGTTTCGAAAGGCACCCTGGTTCGCATCGATGGGTTCCCGGAGTTGAACGTGTACACGAAGCAGTCCGGCGAGAACGCCGCCTCCGTGCGCATCAAGGGCGCGACCCTATCGGTGGTGCCGCGCGCTGGTTACTCGTCTCCACGGGGCGCACAGGGCCAGCCACAGCAGGAAGAACCGTGGGCGCAGAGTGCGCCAGCAGCCGCAGCAGGGGACGCGTGGACGGGCGGTGAGACCTATGGGACAGACACCCCGTTCTGAGCTGCTGTTCATCAGTGAGAAACACCTCCGCACGCCGTTCGGTGAGGACTGCCAGAAGTGCGCGCGACGTCTCAGCGACCAGCTGCGCGAAGCCGGACACTTCGTCGAGTCACTCCTGTTCCGCATGTACGTCTGCCCGAGCTGCGGCGACAAGCGCTGCTCAAAGGCGAAGGACCACGAGCAGCCATGCGACAAGGCGGGGAAGTCGTGACCGCCCAGTCGGTTCGGGGTGCGTACAGTCTCGCCCCGATCAGTCCGAACCCCCAGGAACACGAAGAGGCAGGACATGTCTGTGGTCGCTGCCGTAACCCTTGGACGCACGGGAACCCGGAATGCGTCAACAACCCGAACAGGAGAACGACATGAAGCGTCTGTTGATGAAGTTCGCGTGGAGGATCGCCCGGCCCAGCATCGACACGAGCCTCGACAGGGCAGCCGCAAAACTCCGGAAGCACTCGTTGCTCACCGGAGACGAAGCGGCCCGAATTGTTCTCACTGTCAAGAGCGAGCTCAATGAGTTCGAGGTCGATGAAGGAATCAGGTCCAAGACATGACCTCGGATCGCATCATCCGCACTCTCGCTGCCGCATCCAACATCGCGGTTGCTGCTGCTCTCGTCTACTTCACCCGGTGGATCACCAAGAAAGGATTCTGATGGACAACAACACGAAACTCATCGCCGAAGCCAAGGAAGCTGTTGAGGAGTGGTCGAGCCTCTGGACCACTTTCGTCACTCCCGAAGCGCCCCGACGACTGGTGACCGAGCTGCGCCTCGCGTTGGAGGCTGCTGAGGCCGAACTGACACGACGAGACACGGTCCAAGCGCTGCATGAAGAGGGCGACCGAGTTGTCCTGTCTTCCGCGATCGGGGCCGTGGTCTGGAACGCATCCAATCACCCGAAACCGTCGGCCGTTCTGGGTCAAGACATTGGACCGTTGCGTTCGAAGCTCGTTGATGCAGTGATCGCTGCCGGGTTCACACACGCTGCTCCTGTGTCTCTCGAAGCCGTGAAAGCGGAGACGACAACCGAGTGGAACGCGGTTCGTCAGGACGCCACTGGTGAGCTCTGGGATGTCTACGAGCCGTTCGACTCACGCGAGGATGCCGAGCGTGTGGCTGCCGAATGGCGGGGTAACAACGAACCCGGCGACGACCCTGTCGTGGTTGTGGAACGCACGAAAGGTGTCGCTCCGGGTGAGTGGCAGATCGTCTCATCGGAGGTGAACCGTGTCTGACTTCCCGATCCCGTGGGCGTCAATCGGTCAAGCATTCGAGATGGCCGACTCCCAACCTCGTCTTCTCGCTGATTTGCAGGAGCACGGGTACCCGCAAGAAACGAAACAGGAAGAAGAGTCATGAAGACGATTACGCCGCGGAAGGTGAGCGCGAACTTCATCATCAGCGAGGCTCAGATCGCGATGGAGTACGGGTTCCGCCGGCTCGGACACATGGAACCCGTCATCCCGACACCGGAGCAGGTGGCAGCTCATGCCCGAGCGGAGGAGCTGCTGCGAGAAGTCGAGGAGAACCCGTACATCTACGTGGACGGCTACGACGGGGGCCTCGTGGTCGAGCCGTTGCAGACGAAACGGTGGGTGTTCGACGAAACCGACGAGCAGTGGATGACCCGGTGGCGTGAACACCGGGCAGCTCACCCGAATGAGGAACCACCGCAACGGTCCTGGATCGACCAGATGGCGGCACGCATGTTCTCGACCTTCCAGGAGCCATCACCGACGCTCAACATGGCGTTGTGGCGCCGACCCTAACCCGAATGCAAGGGAGCACCAAGTGACTGACCTTCTCGATGCGGTGCAAGCGCTCACCCGACCAACGGTGGAGCACATCAAACCGTCCGACGACACAGGCAGACCGTTACCCACCCACACGTGTGCGCAACCATGCAACGGGCTCTCAACTCACACAGTTGAGAGCCCGTCCCTGTTGGTGCAGTTGGCGGAGGCTGTGAAACCATCAACAAACACGACCGCCGGCTCATCATCGTTGGCCCACACGAGGAACATCATCGACGGGACCGCGTTGTTCCACCTGGCGAAGATCAGTTCCGCGATCCGGGACTGGTGTCGGATGGCCGAGGTGACACCAGGACACAACCCGGTCACCAACCTGAACGCCTGGTATGTGGCGTTCACCCGGTACGACAACGACCCAGAATGGAGGATCCGGGAACTCACCAAATGGGCGCACACCATCACCAACATCCTCCACCCACCCGTCCGTGAAGAACTCCCATACCCGTGCCCCGTGCACCACACAGACCAGTGGGTGGACGACATGGGCAACGGCGGCAACCATCCCCTCGTGTTGGAGTACCAGAAAGGCGAAGACGGGCAAGTCATCGACCCGAGGGTGCGGTGCCGGGATGCGGTGTGTGCGTCGCTGTGGGAAGGCGAAGACGCGATGAGTGAGCTCGGGGACGAAGTCGAAGAGAAGCGAGGAGCATGAGCGACTCGACACGCCGTCTTGGTTTGGGGTAGCGAATACGCACGGGCAGGGCTTACAATAAAAGAGCCTTCCAGAAGTCTGCAAAAATCCAGACAGCGGGAAGGCTTCTTGCTTTCAGAAAGGGCCTCGTCATCGCGACGGGGCCCTTTCTGCGTTCCACCACATGAAGATGCCCCCGCGCAGGTGCGAACTGCCGAGGGCTTGACCGGAATTGGAGTTCCGATATGAGCCAGCATAGCCACTCGCCGAACTACGTGAAGTACGTTCTCTACGCGTCGGAGCCCGAATCCCGAGAGATGCTCATTCGGAAGACCCGATTCGACGGTGAAAACGGGTGCTGGAACTACTGCGGACACATCAACGAAGGTGGTTACGGCTACATCCCGACGTACCGCCACGGCAACATCTTCGTGCACCGCCTCGCCCTGCATCTCGCTAAGCGCCCAGTTCCAGCAGACCGAGTGGTGGACCACCTCTGCCGGAACCCCAGATGCGTGAACCCTGCACACCTCGACATTGTCACGCCGACCGAGAACGCAATGCGCGGCTTCGGCTTCTACGCCGTCAACGCTCGCAAGACGCATTGCCCCCAGGGGCATGAGTACAGCGAAGGAAACATCTACTGGACAAGGCCACGCAAGGCCGGCGGAAACCCCGGCCGAAGCTGTAAGACCTGCGCCAGAAATCGATACTTGGCCAACAAGGCCTCATAGGCTCGCGTTCCAGTCTCAGCGTCACCACCATGCGAGAAGCGACCAGTGACACCCCCGGCACGCCGAAGACCACGGTCTCGGCAAGCCCGGACGAGGGTACAGGTACGCAGTGACAGCCAACACGCTCGAAGACAGGAACGCGACACACGTGATCTGGACGGTCGCACAGAGGTGGCACGGGGTGAAACAGTCCCCGAAAGCGCCAATTCGGCAGTGAGCGCCACAACGCGCGAGACGGCTCACGAGCCGCCACTGCAACGCGAGGCAGGGCAACCGTCCGAACGGAACCCTGCCTCGCGCACTGACTTGGTGGGCATACACGCACAGGCCGTAGAGCCACACACACGCGTCGTCACTGCCCACCACAGAACTGAACAGAGGAGCCGACATGGCGCGCATCAAGGTACTCGAGCTGCCCTTGCAGATCGTCGGGGAGATGACCAACACCCCATTCGTGTTCATCATCGACCAAGCCGACACCGAGATCTTCACTGCCGAGCACCTCACCCAGCTCCGCGAAGACACCAACGCGTCAGGCGTTCTGGTCACATCTGAGACCCTCGCCATCGACTACGAGTGAGTTCGCATGGTCGACACCTGGTCAACGGTCATCCAACCGAAAGACACCCATCACATCCCGCTCGGTGATTACATCGACCACACGACGGATGGTCACTGCATCTGCGGACCAACACACCGCAGCGACATGACCAGCGGGGCACTCAGGTGGAACGTATGGCACCACAGCCTCGACGGGAGAGAAGCACATGAGCGCAGGTGAAAGCGTCTTCGGCAAACTCCTCGACCGCATCAGCATCGAAGCTGAGGAAGTCAAACGCCGCGTCGAAGACATCCTGGACGGCAACGATGAGTGACCTCGAGCCCGTCACCTTCGACAGCATGGGCTCGCCAATCTTCGCCCACCAAATCCCACCCGAGGAACCCAGCGATGAACGCTGAACAAGAAGACCACGCCAACGGCGGATACGTCGAACCGCAAGCCTGGACGATCGGTGACCAGAGCGGATGCTACATCCCTTTCCGAAGCATGGCACCGGCACAAGAAGCCGAGACACGCCATCTGCTCGAGCGCATGGGGATCATTGGCCCAGACCAGGACACGGCAGTCACCAACCTGGTTGGGATGACCGAAGGATGGGCGCCGGCCAAGGCTGAGTGAGTTATGTACCACTCCGGTTGGAAAATCTTCGGCATTTGACTACCCACCCAGAAACAAGAACCGCGTAATTCCGCGGATCCAGTCGAGTTATGTACCACTCGACCCAACAACTACACAGAGAACGACCCGGCGCTGCGCTAACAGCCCGGGTCATGAGCGACCTTTTGGGAGGTCCCTATGTCCAACGATACCTGCATCGTCGACAACTGCGAAGCCGCCATCAGTGCGCGCCGCATGTGCAAGCGCCACTACCGATGCTTCATGAAGTACGGGACAACGACAGCCCCGGAACGTACCGTTCCAGCGTGGGCCACCTGCACCATCGATGGATGCGGCAAGCCAGCTCGGGCGAGAACATCCGAGCTGTGCAAGATGCACTACCACCGTCAGTACCGGCACGGATCCACCGACATGGTCGCTACCCGATCCGGTGTCACAGTCAGCAACGGCCGCAAGTACAAGACCCAGTACGCGCCCACACATCCACTCGCAGGCAAGCACGGCAACGTGTACGTACACCGCATGGTCCTCTTCGACGCCATCGGGTACGGACCACACGCCTGCCACTGGTGCGGCACCGAGGTGGACTGGAAGCCGAAGGGAACACCCGGCGAGCTACAGCCAGACCACCTGAACAACCAAGGCGACGACAACCGCCTCGAGAACTTGGCCCCATCGTGCCGCTCATGCAACGCCGGCCGCGCCGTACAGGCCCGCTCCAAAGCCCTGCGAGAAGCAGGATGGTGGAGCGGCAACGACACGATAGCCCACCTCCGAAACGGCGGGCGCGCCCAGCCAATCGAGGCAGCCTGAACCAGGGCAGGGAGTGATGACCACGTGGGACGCAACACAGCAAAGCAGACCAGGTTCCGTAAGGTCATCGCCCAAGCCAAGCCCGCCTGCCACATCTGCGGCCAGGCCATTGACTGGAACGCAGGTCACCTCGACCCTCGCTCCTTCGTCATCGACCACGTGATCCCACTAGCCAAAGGCGGTGAGGATGCGTTGCCGAACCTGAGGGCAGCGCATCGACATCCGCTCCTGCAATAGCACCAAGCGCGCCCGCCTAGTGGCCCCGATCGTGCGCAAGTCCGGTTCCCTCGACTGACACAGCCACGGCCCACAGGCAGGCACACAAGGCCAGTCAGGCATGCCTCTGAGCTCGCCTCGAGGCAGCCCAGACCCCACGGGGGAGGCCCCGGGGCGACCCTTCAGAAAATCCTCCGGGTATTGCCGCAATCTCTCCCCCAACTTTTTCCACCCAAATGGAGGCAAAAATGGCTGCGAAGTTGCGTGCTGTCTCCGAGGGTGAGACTGCTCCTCCGAAGCTGATCATGACGGTTCTTGAGGCGATCGAGGCCGGCGATCGGATGGCTGAGCTCGAGGCCACGCATCGTCGGATTGGTCGTGCTGTTCAGGATGAGTCGACTCCTGCTCGTGATCTTGCTTCGTTGACGCGGCGGCAGATGGAGATCTCGAAGGAGATCGAATCGTTGAAGCGTCAGCGTGTCGAGGAGTCGAAGAATGGTAGCGAAGTCACCGACAGCGCCTTCGACGCTCAAGCTATCTGAGGTTGCCCGTCATGTTGTGATGCCTGAGGGGATTGTGACGACGGCGTGGCCGCGGGTTGTGGATCAGTGCTCGAAGATGGGCGTTGAGTTCGATTCGTGGCAGCACGGCTTGGGCACGATCGCTTTAGGGAAGCGCAAGGACGGCAAGTACGCGGCGACTGTCGGCGGTGTTGTTCTGAGCATTCCTCGACAAGTAGGCAAGACGTTCTTCGTTGGCATGATCGTGATTGCCCTGTGCATCCTGTTTCCGGGCATGACGGTGCTGTGGTCGGCGCACCGGACGAAGACGGCTACAAAGACGTTCTCGTCGTTGAAGGGCATGACGTCTAAGCGGAAGATCAAGCCGTTCATGCTTGAGCCTCGCAACACGAACGGTGAGCAGGAGATCCGGTTCCGTAATGGTTCTGTGATCATGTTCGGCGCTCGTGAGCAGGGTTTCGGCCGTGGTTTCGATGAGGTTGACATTGAGGTGTTCGACGAGGCGCAGATTCTCACGGAGAAAGCGCTCGAGGACATGGTGGCGGCGACGAACCAGTCCCGCCAGGAGGCCGGCGCCCTACTGTTCTTCATGGGCACCCCGCCTCGCCCGACTGACCCTGGCGAGGAGTTCACGAACCGTCGAGCGAAGGCGTTGGACGGCAAGTCCAAGAACATGGTCTACGTCGAAATGTCGGCGGATCCTGATGCCGACCCGGACGACCGAAAGCAGTGGGTCAAAGCGAACCCGTCGTTCCCTCACCGCACTCCGGTCGAGTCGATGGAGCGGATGCGGGAGAACCTCACGAACGAGGACTCGTTCAAGCGCGAGGCTCTGGGCATCTGGGATGCAGTCAGCTCTGCGCAGGTCATCGACGAGGTGTCGTGGGCGAATCAGGCAGATGCATCGTCTATGGCCATCGATCGTCTGACGATCTCGGTTGAGGTTCCCCCGGGCCGCGGGTATGCGGCCGTTTCGCTCGCCGGCCTGCGTGCCGACGGTCGTTGGCATGTGGAGTTGTACGAGGAGCGCAAGGGCGTCGATTGGGCTATCCCGTATGTCGTCGAGCGCGCGTCTCGGAACCGTCTCCATGCGGTTGTTGCCGATGAGCTGTCTGGGCTTGTGGAGGAGCGGCGCGGTCGTCATTACCTGATCGGCACTGACGTCTTGGTGACGTTGGCTGCGAGGGAGGGCAAGGACATGGCGATCGCTTGCTCCAAGTTCTATGACGGCATTTTGGATGGTTCGGTGTTCCACACGGATCAGCCGCAGGTGAATGTGGCCCTGTCGGTTGCGACGAAGCGTCCTCTTGCTGGCTCGTGGGCTTGGAACCGTAAGGATGCCATGTCGAACATCAGTCCGATCGTCGCGGAAACTCTTGCCCTTTGGGGTGCTCAGAATGACAACGTGAAGCGTCCTACGCGGCGCACTACTTCGAGGACGGCGGTGATGCTTTGACGTACGAGAAGATCACTGTCCCGGGGCTGACTGAGGACGAGAATGGGACGCTGAACACGCTTGCGGAGCAGCTTGAGTCGAAGCGGCGCCGGAATGAGTTGCGTTCGGCGTATTACGACGGCAAGCGGGCGATCACGAGCATTGGTGGTGTCATTCCGCCGCAGTATGCGCAGATTGGTATCGCGCTCGGTTGGGCGGCGAAGGGTGTTGACGGGCTTGCTCGTCGGTGCAACCTGGACAAGTTCGTTTGGACTGATGGTGACCTGGATCAGCTTGGTATGTCGGCGCTCGAGGACAGCAACTTCCTGCTGTCTGAGATCGCGCAGGCTCGGACCGATTCGCTGATCCACGGTGTCTCCTACTTGGTGACGACGCGGGGCGCCGAAGGAGAGCCCGCAGCTTTGGTGCACGCGCGCGATGCTCTGAGCGCGACCGGTGAGTGGAATGTTCGTACTCGTCGGCTGCAAAACCTGCTTTCGGTGACGAGTCGCAAGGACAACAAGATTGACGGTTTCGTTCTGTATTTGGACGGGCTGACGATCGTTGCTGACGTGGTTGATGGCAAGTGGGAGGTGTCACGGTCCGCGCATTCGTTCGGGGTTCCGGCTGAGCCTCTTGTGTACCGTCCTCGTTCGTCTCGACGGATGGGCAAGAGCAGGATCAGTCGACCGTTGATGTCGCATCAGGATTCGGCTTTGCGTGCTCTGGTGCGTCTTGAGGCGCACATGGACATCTACACGATCCCGAAGCTCATCATGTTGGGTGCCGATGAGGGGATCTTCAAGAACGCTGACGGGACATCGAAGACGTCCTGGCAGGTTGCTTTGGGGCGCGCGTTTGGCATCCCGGACGATGAAGAGGCCACGAATCCGCGGGCTGATGTGAAGCAGTTCTCAGCCGAGTCTCCCGAACCGCACCTCGCAGACCTGAACGCGCTCGCGAAGTTGGCTGCGCGCGAGACGGATCTGCCCGATGCGGACTTCGCGCTGAGTGATATGGCGAACCCGACGAGTGAGGGTTCGTACATCGCGGGTCGCGACAACTTGATTGCTGAGGCCGAGGGGGCGATGGACGATTGGTCCATTTCGATCCGGCGCAGTGTCACTACGGCGTTGGCTATCCAGAATGGCGAGTCGAGTGTGCCCGAGAGTTGGGCTTCGATTGATACGAAGTGGCGTTCGCCGTTGTACCTGTCCCGTTCCGCTGCTGCTGACGCTGGTGCGAAGCAGATCGGCGCCGTGCCGTGGCTTGCTGAGACCGAGGTTGGTCTCGAGCTGCTCGGGCTTGATGAGCAGCAGATCAAGAGGGCGATGGCTGACAAACGGAAGGCTTCGGGGCGTGCTGTGCTAGCTGCCCTGCAGCCGGCTAAGCCTCCGGTGCAGTCGGATGTCGGCGCGTGAGTCTCGTGCGGCTCTGCAACTGGTTACGGCTGAGGCTGTCGCGTATGCGACGGAGCTCGCGAACCGTGTTTCGGGGTCGCCCGAGGTGCGCCGCGCAGCGTTGCTCGACGGTGTGCCTGAGCTGATTGCGTACTACTCGGAGGGATCGGCGGCTTTGGCTGCGGACTTCTACGAGGAGGAGCGCGAGCTCGCGGAAGTTCGGTCACGGTTTGCTGCCGAGGCTGTGGTACTTGACCGGACCGTGAAGATCCGTCGCGCTATCGCTTGGTCGACCGCACCGTGGTTCGACGACTCAGGTGACTCTGCTGACGGACGACTGGCTGAGGTTGTGCAACTCGAGACGGCTCGACCGTATCGGGACACCATCACCACGAACCGTCGTCAGGACCCGGATGCGGTGGGTTGGCGCCGGGTCACGGCCGGCGGGTGCAAGTTCTGCCGCATGCTCGCCGACCGTGGCGCTGTGTACAAGGCAGATACGGCCCGGTTCGCTGCCCATACCAATTGTCACTGTGTCGCCCAGCCAGTCTTCACGACCAATGACACAGGAGTTGAGGCGTCCGTTGTCCAGTACCGGGCATCGCGTCGCTCAAGAAGCCCGGAGCAGCGTGCTGCGCTCCGTGAGTACCTCGACTCCTTCTACTAAGACTTCCCCGAATTGGGGAGAGCGCTACGGCCGCGTTTCAAGGCCGGTCTGATGTCCGACGGGACAGAAACGGAGAACCGGAATGCCCGAGAACGAAGCAACCTCAAGCGGCGCTGAGACAGGCGCTGAGGGGGGTGGGCAGCAGGAACAGTCGCTCACACAGGCTGACGTTGACCGCATTGTGAAGGACCGCGTAGCACGCGTCCAAGCGAAGTATGCGGACTACGAAGACCTGAAGGTGAAGGCAGAGGGCGCGAAGACCGTCGAGGAGAAGCTTGCTGAGCTTGAGGGCAAGTATTCGGCGGCTGAAGCGCGTGCTCTGCGCAGCGATGTGGCCGCGAAGTATGGCCTGAGCGTGGAAGATCGCGACCTGTTCTTGACCGGTACGGATGAGGCAACTCTGACGGCGCAGGCGAAGCGTCTCGCTGATCGAGAAGCAGACCGGAAGAAGCAAGGCAATGTTGCACCCAAGGAGGGTGCGACTGACACGACTGGTGGACCGACCAAGGATCTTCGTGAGTTCACGAAGGGCTTGTTCGGCGCTGCCGACTAACCGAAAGGCACAATCATGGTTGCACTCGCAACTGGATCGCTCTCGATCCCAAAGCAGAAGCTCGACCCGTGGCTGGGCAAGATCCAGTACGGCTCCACCGTTGCCACACTCTCGGCACAGACCCCGATGACCTTCGGCGAGGGCGAGTCGTGGACGTTCGACATCGGTGAGGCCGAGTACGTCGCTGAAGGCGCGCAGAAGGGCGCTTCGACGGTCACCTCGACCACGAAGGCAGTCAAGCCCTTCAAGTTCCACAAGACGCTTCGTTTCAACGAAGAGGTTCTGTGGGCTGATGAGGACCGTCAGCTCGAGGTCGTGGACGAGATCCTCGCACTCATCCAGCCGGCGCTCTCTCGTGCGCTCGACTTCGGCGTGTTCCACGAGATCAACCCGACTGGCGGCGCTGTCGTTGCTGCCATGAACGGCGGCATCACGGACACCACCAACCTCGTCGAGTACGCGGCTGCGGATAAGCCGTACGTCAGCCTCGACGCGGCCGACAGTCTGGTTCTCGCGGATGGCTTCGTGCCCCGCGACATCGCGCTCGACCCGACGTACGCTGCGAAGTTCTCTTCGCTGCGCGGGATCAACTCGGAGCAGAAGCTGTACCCGAACTTCCGCCTCGGTATCGAGACCAGCGAGCTTGACGGCCACCGCGCTTCCGTGTCGAACACGGTTCGCGGCACTGGTGTCCTCGCGGTGGACACGAAGGTTCTCGGCTTCGTCGGTGACTTCTCTGCCATTCGTTGGGGCATCCAGAAGTCGATCGGCCTCGAGCTGATCAAGTACGGCGACCCGGATGGTGGCGGTGACCTCAAGCGCAACAACCAAGTCGCGTTCCGCGCTGAGGTCGTGTACGGCTGGGGTATCGCTGACCTCAACGCGTTCGCCAAGATCCACGACCTCGTCTGATCGTGGTTCGTCTGAAGAACGTCACGACAGGTGCTGTCGTGAGTGTTCCTGAGGAGAAAGCCGCACGGCTTGGGTCCGAGTGGGAGCCAGCGGAGACGCCGGTGAAGCGTGGTCCTGGTCGTCCGAAGAAGTCCGACGAGTCCTAACTGGGGAAAGGGGGCGGTTATGGCTGTGACTCCCAGCATGATTGCGGTTGCTCTTGGGCAGGCCGCCCCCGAACCTGGCTCAGTCACTGAGCAGCAGTGGGAGATGTGGATCGCCGACGCGGAGATGCTCATCGAGGACCGTAGGACGTCGTTCACGCCGCCTCGGGAGCTGAGTGAGGCGAAGGTTGACTACGCCGTACGTGAGGCTGTCGTATCGCATGTGAAGAAGCCTGACGATGCGACGCAGGTAACCGTGTCTGTGGATGACGGTTCCACGTCGAAGACGTTCCAGTCGGGCAAAGGACGAGTCACCGTCGATGGATGGTGGGACTTCCTAGGTCTGTCCGATGCGGTATCTGGTGCGTTCTCGGTTGACATGCTCGGGTTCGCGAACGTGCATCTTCCGTGGTGTGCGTCGATGTTCGGTGCGCTCTACTGTTCGTGCGGGGTGGACATCGCGGGCACACCCATCTATGAGGGCGGCGAGCCGTGAGCCTCGGGCAGGACATCGACGCGACGCTGCCGTTCCTTCGGGGGCAGGCTGAGTCGCGGATGAAGGAAACGGTGGTGTTCTCCCGGGTGACCGGTGAGGTGACGACGGACCCTGAAACGCTCGAGGTTGTTGAGGTTCGCGAGACGGTCGCCACGACGGTGGCGCGGATCAAGTACCGCACGCTGAACGTGCAGGACCGCGACCAGGGCACCCAGTTGATCGCCCTGCAGTCCCCTGAGGTGCATGTGCCGTTTGGCGCGGCTCCAACAGTGCGAACGGATGACCGGGTGCAGGTTACTGCTTCGGAGGATCCGACGCTGGTTGATCGTCTGTTCCGGGTGACTGGGCGTCCGCAGGCTGGTCAGACGACGGCGCATCGGTTTCCGGTGGAAGAGATCAGCTAGGGGTTGTCATGGCGAGCATTGAGTTCGATTTCTCTGAGGTGCTGAATCTGACGGCTGCGATTGAGGGTGCGCCGGAGGAGGCGATTCCGAAGATCCGTCAGGCGGTGGAGATCACTGCCCGTCATGTGAAGGACGATTGGCGTGATGATGCGCGCCGGCAGAACCGGGGACAGTCGAAGTACTACGCGGGCTCTGTCGACTACGACATGAAGCTGGACACTGACGGCGAGATCGGTGCTGAGGTTGGTCCGAAGCCTGGCGGGCGTTGGGGTCAGGGTTCTCTCGGGTTTCTCGAAGACGCGAACGGTGTTGGTGCTCGTCCGCAGAAGTCGGGTCAGAAGGCTGCCCGGAAGAACGAGGATGATTTCCAGCGTGGTCTAGAGCGGGCGGTGGCTGATGTCCTCGAGTAGGCCGCATTATCTGGCTGTGAAGTCGATGATTCAACGGGACGCGGCTTTGGCTGTGTCTGAGGTGATTCGGTTGAACGCTGACGGGAATCCGTACCGCGGTTCGTACATCATCTTGTGGCCGGCTGGCCCGGAGACGATTGATGATGGCCGGTTGTCGAAGAATCAGGCGTTGGATTCGGATGCCGAGTATGTGATGGACGGCCAGTGTGTCGCCGTAGACGCTCTCGGTGTTCTGAGTGTGATGGACCGTCTGGTTGCTCAGGTGATCGGTCAGCGTCCTGTGGTTGAGGGTCGTAACTGTGATCCGATCCGCGTGACGGTTGATCCGGTCGACATTGACTCGAAGGTGTTGCCGCCGTTGTTCTACGCACGGTTCGAGCTCTCGTTCTGGTCCCGGCGCCCCTGACCCAACCTGTCTACTTGCCCCGCCTTGTGCGGGGTTTTCGTGTTTAAGGAGATCCCATGTCTGCAGAGATCGTGACCGTCTACGACAACGACGGGAATGAGGCCCGAGTGAGCCGCGAATGGCTCGACCGTTGGCCCGATGACTTCACGGAGAAACCTCCCGTGAGTAAGGCCGCGTCCGCGGCACACAAGAAGAAGGAGATCACTGATGGCGCTTGAAACCGCTGAAGCATCAGTAGCGTCCGATGGCAATCTCCGGATTGCTTTCGTGCCGTCTGGAAATGCCAAGTCTGTTGCCGTCCTGGCTGCAGTGACCACGAAGGCTCTGACGTACTCGCTGACGCCGTCTGGGTTCAACCGTGCGATCACGGAGAACTCGATCGATGACCCGCGTCTGACGCTGAAGATCACGCTGTCTCGCCCGGGTACGTCCTCGCAGACGCTCGAGCTGCAGTACGTGTACGGCGGCGCCTCTGAGGTCGCACGGCCGGCGCTGGTTGAGGGCACGTCTGGGTTCATCGTGGCCCGGTACAGCCTCCCGAACGCGACGGATTGGGCGGTCGGCCAGAAGGTCGATGTGATCCCTGTGCAGGCAGGTAAGCAGCGCAAGGACGCCCCGACTGCGAACGGGATCCAGACGATCACGCAGTCGTTCTACGTCACCGGCATCCCGGAGGACGACGCGCTGACTGTCGCGTAACGGTTCCTGCGCGGGCGGTCCCACCAGAGCCGCCCGCGCAGGTCTCAACTCATCTGGTGAATCTGGTGAAGGAGTAACACTGTGGTGACTTTTCAGGAGCGGTTGGCTGCGCGGAAGAATGCGCGCCCGTTCAAGGATGTTCAGGTGTTGTTGGATGACCATTTGCAGGGTGAGCGTGAACGGCTCGAGGCGGAACTGGCGAAGCTTGGGAACGTCAGCGACAAGCGGCTCGCGTCGAAGTCGCCGGCCGATGAGATCCAGGAGCAAATCGACGCCCTGTACAAGGACGACAACGGTCTCATCACGCTGCGGTTCCGCCGCATCCCCGGGAACGTCTGGGCGCGGCTGACGTCACGTAACCCTGCCCGCCTGGACTCGCCGGTTGACCGCCAGTACGGGTACAACATCGACGGCGTCTGCGAGGCCGCTGTCCGATACGTAGACGCTGATGGTGCCGCATACGCGTGTGTGATCGACAACGGTGAAGAGATCACGTTGAAGGTCGAAGAGAAGACGATCCACAACCAGAAGCCTGTCGACGAGTGGGGCGACCTACTTGCGGGGCTGACTGGCACGGAAGTGCAGGACATCCGTGATGCGGTGTGGGAGCTCAACGAGTATTCGACGCAGAAGCGTATCGCTGAACTGGTAAAAGCCTCAGGGGCAGCGACGCGCTCCTAGCTGATGTGGCTCTTGCCGCGCGTCTCGGAGTCGCCCCTCGGCGGCTTTGGGGGTGGGAGCCTTCGACGTTTACGGAGCACGTCTATGAGGACGGTGTTCTGGTGGGGACGGTTTCGTTCCCTGAGCCGGAGTTTGACGACGAGCAACGTTCGTTGTTGCTGGCTTACGAGATTCACCAGTCGCAGCTCGGGCCGCATGGGTTCCTGATGCCGGAGACGACGTCTCCTGATGCCGACCCGAACAACCCGGAGGGCACGATCCGGTTCTACGCGGATCCTGTGCCGACTGTGGATTACGCCGAGAAGGCGAAACGTAACGCGGAAGACGCGTACCGGAAGATGTACGAGGGCGCCGACATGGCTGGCCTGATCTTCCGGGTGCACCGCGAAGAGCGAAACCAAACCTAAACACTGACAGATCGGAGAAATCGTGGCCGATCGTGTCGTGCGTGTACGCCTCACCGCTCAGGTCGCTGAGTATGTGCAGGGCATGGAGCAGGCCGCGGATAGCACCCGTCGGGTGGGCGACGCTGCAGCATCGTCGGCAGAGCGCGCTAGGGCGTTGGACACCGTTGGCAAGTCGATGCTCGCCATCGGGACGATCGCCGCTGTAGCTGTGGGTATTGCGGTGTCGAAGTTCATGGAGTTCGACCAGGCCATGTCGAATGTTGAGGCTGCGACGAATGAGTCCGCGGACAACATGGATCGGCTGCGTGAGGCTGCTCTGGATGCTGGTGCTCGGACGGTGTTCTCGGCTACTGAGGCTGCGAACGCGATTGAGGAGTTGGGGAAGGCTGGCGTTTCGACGCAGGACATCCTCGACGGTGGACTCGACGGGGCTTTGGATCTTGCTGCGGCTGGCGGGCTTGGTGTTGCTGAGGCTGCTGGGATCGCCGCTGTGGCCCTGAAGACGTTTGGTCTTCGCGGTACGGACATGGCCCATGTGGCTGACTTGCTGGCTGCTGGTGCGGGTAAGGCGATGGGTGACGTCACTGACCTGTCCGCAGCACTGAACCAGGCTGGCCTGGTTGCTGAGGGCACGGGTCTGTCAATTGAGGAGACCACTGCTGGGCTTGCTGCGTTCGCGTCTGCGGGCCTGTTGGGGTCGGATGCGGGTACGTCGTTCAAGTCGATGTTGCAGCGCCTCACACCGCAGTCTGCGGAAGCGAAGAGCAAGATGGAAGAGCTCGGGATTTCGGCGTATGACGCACAGGGTCAGTTCGTTGGCCTGTCTGCGTTCGCCGGCAACCTGAAGGAATCACTGAAGTCTCTGACGCCGGAACAGCGCAACGCTGCCCTCGCGGTGATCTTCGGTTCCGATGCTGTCCGTGCCGCGAACGTTCTCTACAACGAGGGCGCCGAGGGCATTGACGAGTGGACGACTGCAGTCAACGACCAGGGGTACGCGTCCGAGCAGGCAGCGAAGCGTCTCGACAACCTGTCTGGTGATGTTGAAGCGCTGGGTGGAGCGTTCGACACGGCCCTGATTCGTACTGGGTCGGCGGCGAACGAGTCGCTGCGTCAGATCGTGCAGTCCGCGACCGGTGTTGTGGATGCGATCGGTGACCTGCCCGGTCCTGTGCTCGGTGTCGGTCTCGCGCTAGGTGGTGTCATCGCGGTCATCGGCCTGGTCGGTGGCGCCGCGCTGGTGGCTATCCCGAAGATCGCTGAGTTCAAGGCGGCAATGGCAACCCTGAACCTCAGTGGTGGCCGTGCAGCTCTCGGGCTGGGGTTGGCGTCTGGTGCGCTGCTTGCAGCCGGTGTGGCGTTCTCGATCTGGGCGGCACGTCAGGCTGAGGCAACGTCACAGTCGAACGAGTTCCAGGCGTCCCTCGACAAGTCCACGGGTTCGCTGACCGACTACACCCGGAACCTCGTGTCGAAGAAGCTCGCCGAGAAGGGCGCATACGAGGCTGCGAAGGAAGCCGGTGTCAGCCAGAAGGAACTCACGGACGCTGTCATTGAGGGTGGCGACGCCCTCGACAGCGTGCTCAAGAAGTTCGGCGACAACAACACCCCGGCAACGTTCTTCACTGGTGTTGGTATCCGTGCCGGTAACGCGTCGCAGGCTGTCCGTGACCTCAACAGCGACCTGAACACTGGCAAGGAGAACTTCAAGGATCAGGCTGCTGCTGCGGACGATTCCGCGAAGTCGCTCGAGCAGATCCAGGGTGTCGCGGTTGAGACGTCGGATGCGGTCAATGACCTGTCCGATGACATCCGCAACTTCGGTTCGGCACAGTTCGACGTCGAGGAATCCACAGCTGGACTGTACGAGGCGTTTGATTCTCTGAAGGAGAACCTGGATGCTGGTTCGGCGTCGCTCGATGTGACGACTGAGGCTGGCCGGCAGACGCAGTCAGCGATGCTCGACACTGCTCGAGCTGCAAACGAGAACGCCGCGGCCATTGCGTCGGTCGGTGGCACGAACGATGAGATCGCTGGTGCTTTGAACGCTGGGCGTCAGCGAATCATCGACGCCCGCATTGCCCTTGGTGATTCAGCGCAGGCTGCCCAGGCATACGCGGACAAGCTCATCGCCACTCCCGCGACTGTGCAGACGTCGGTGACCCTGACGGGCACGGATGCTGCGGTCGCGAACTTGGAACGGGTGAAGGACGCCATCCGAGAAACCATCAGGCTCATCGACAGCATGCCGTTGTTCGGTGGTAGTTCTGGTGGATCGCAGGCGGGGCGGGCAACTGTTGCTCAGGCGAACGGCGGCGTTCTCGATTTCTACGCGAATGGTGGTCTGCGTGAGAACCATGTGGCACAGATCGCCCCTGCTGGTTCGTTCCGGGTGTGGGCTGAACCGGAGACAGGTGGGGAGGCGTACATCCCGCTCGCTCCGGCGAAACGTGCACGGTCGTTGGATATCTGGCAGGAGACAGGTCGCCGGCTCGGAGTTGATGGTTACGCGGGTGGGGGCATGTACGCCCCGGACCGGTACATGAACGCATCGTCGGGCACGCCGCAGATCACTATCAGCGCACCAATCATGACCCCGCAGGGCGACCTGATCGGGCTCGTTGAGGGTGTGGTTGAGAGCGGCCTGACGATGACGTTCGCGGCACAGAAGCAGGCTCGAGGGTCTGGCTATAGGACGGGGATCTGATGCCTGAGGACGGTCTCTATGGTGTCCCAGGTGGGGCGATTCTGGTTGAGCCGGGACTGTACTCCACGTCGAACTTTGTGGAGTCACCGATCCCTGGCTTGTACGAGGTGATGGGTCCGCTGATGGTGACGGCGTTGCCTGACGCTGACCCGTCGCCTCGTATCCGCATTGACCTGGATGGGTTGCCGGCGAACGCGCGTGTGACGGTGTTCCGGTTCTGGGATTCCTCCGAGGGCACTGTTCGCGGGGCGTTGAACGCGTTCGCTGACGGCAGCTTCACGATCATCGACTACGAAGCCCCCATCGGCACTCCGGTGTCATACCGGGCGGCGATCTACGTTGATGGTGAGTTCGTGGAGTACACGAACACGGCGACGGCCACGTTGGCGGAGAATCCGTCGTACGCGTGGGTCTCTGACCCGCTGGCCCCTGGGCGTGCTGTTCGGGTGGAGTTGCGGACCGATTTCGCGGAGAAGTTGACGCGGCGTCGGGAAGTGACGAAGCACCGTGTTGGGTTCCGGACGATCGCGTTGTCTGGGCCGATGGGGTTGCTTGAGAACGTGCAACTGTCGTCGCAGGTGAAGACGCTTGAGGATGCTGCGAAGTATCAGGAAGTCCTCGACGCGGATGTGGTGTTGGTGCGTGCACCGAAGCTGCTCAGGTTGCCGGTGCTGCTGTACGTGTCCATTGAGACGGTCAACGAGATCGCTCAGGACGTGCAGTACGGCGGCGGTTGGGTGGTGTGGGACATCTCAGCTGATGAGGTTTCCCCGTCGCCGTTGAACATCACCATCCCCGTTGTGACGTATGGGACGTACTCGGCGGTGTTCCCCACGTACGCGGACTTCAACGCCGCGTACTCAACGTATGTCGATGCTCTTCGAAACCCACCGGGGGACTAATGGTGCTGCAGCTTGAACCTGAACTCCTCGCCGCGTTGGAGGAGAACCACGAACCGGGTTGGCGTGCGGATGCGTTCTACGGTCCCACGTTGACGGCAGCTGATGTGCCGTTGACGTGGGATGGGTCGTTGACGTTCGCTGGTGACGCGCAGGTGCAGGGTCGTGGGACGGTTCGGCTGGCTCGCGACAATGACTCGTTGGTGCCGAAAGCGAAGACTGACCCGCTGGCGCCGTTCGGTCAGGAACTGGCGATCACCCGTACGGTGACGGTCGGGTCGAAGACGTGGGATATCCCGATGGGGAGGTTCCGCATATTCGAGGTGCCGTCGATGCGCGAGTACCTGCGGCTGTACCCGTCGCAGGCTCAGGTCATCGGGTGGGATGCTGAACTGTCCCTCCGCGACCGGTTCGAGGCGATCATCGCCGACGACTTCCTGCAGACCGAAGCCCCGAAGCCAGGGAATACGGTGTGGCAGGAGATCCGCCGGCTGTCCCCGTACCCCATCGTGCAGTCGCTTCCGGATGCGACGATCCCTGCCGGGGTGGCGTACAAGTCCCGCATCGACGCCATTGAGGTGTTGATGGCAGCGTTGGGTGGGGTTCCTCACCTGACCCGTCAGGGTGCGTTGACTGCCCGGCCCGCTGACGTGTGGTTGACGGCAACGGAACCGGTGGCGACGGTGAAGGGTGTCATCGACCTGGACGATTCGTTGTCGATGGACTTCTACAACCAGGTTCAGGTGACGTCCTCGACGGGCGGCAATGATCTGGTTGCTGTGGCACGCATCACCGACATGTCGAACCCGATCGCTGTTGGCCGGCCGATCGGTGGGCGCACGTACCGGTATTCGTCTCCGCTGTTGGACACGCAGGAGAAGGTGAACGCTGCGGCGAAGACGGTTCTCGCTCGAGTGTCGGGCCGTCAGTCGCGTTCTGTGCGGGTGTCGTGTCTTCCTCGTCCTGACTTGGAGCTCGGCGACTACATCAAGGTGGTCGATGAGGGTCAGGGCCGTGAGGTGGTTGGGGAGGTGACGTCGATGACGTTCCCGATGAATCCGACTGATGCGATGACGGTGGAGCTGATCGCTGCGGAGACACGATGAGTGCGCTCGCTGACCTGGTTCGGAAGGATGCTGAGACGCAGGAGGCGGCGAATGCTGCAGCCCGTCAGGGCATGTCGTCGTACACGCAGGGTGTGTGCATGTCGGTTGACTGGGTGAATTCGTTGGTGGTGGCGAACATCAAGGGTGCTGAGGTTTCGGTGCCGATGGTTGGTTCTGCCCCGTTCCCCGCGGACCGGGTGCTGATCGGGTATCTGGGCGCGTTGCCGGTGTGTTTGGGGCCGATCCCGAAGTCTTCGACGGGGACGGTGACTGCTGACCCGGTTGGGTCGCTGGTTGCTGTGACCACCGACGATTCACAGGCGCGCGTGTTGCCGTTCGTGCAGGGGTACACGCCCGCTTTGGGGCACCGGGTGATTGTTGACTGGCCGGCGAACGGTGTGGTCATCGGTCAGATCTCAGCTGACCCTGCAGGTGTGATCCCTGTGGTGCCGCCGTCTGCTGGCGTTGCGCCGTCTGGTGGGTCTGGGGTGTTCTTGCCGACCGATTCGGCGACGTGGCGTGGCGGTTGGGTGGACAACCTGTTCGGGGTGTCTGAGTCTCGGCGGGGTTTCTACTGGTACGGGTTCCAGATCAGGGACACGATCCCGAACACGGCAACGATCAACAGTTTCGGGATGACCGTCCAGGAGGACTGGAACCGGCTGTCGAGCGTGACGTTGACGCTTCACAGCGATTCGTCGCGCACTGGTGCACCACCCAACCCGTTGGACACGTTCAACGTCTCGGGCGGGTCTGGCCTGAAACCTCTCCCTCTGCCGTGGGCTGCTGCTCTGCGTGATGGTACGGCGTTCGGTATCGGGTCTGTTGAGGATTCCGGTTACCTGCAGTGGCAGTCGTCGGCGACGTCTGGTGGGTTGTCCATCAGCTGGTCGTAACCCTCTTTCCTGTTTCGTTCTGTCGCGCCTCCATCGTGGGGCGCTTTTTCTTTGGAGGTTTCATGGCTGGCACGACACCGAAGGGTTTGCCGACTCGGGCGAACACGGATCCGGCTGACTTTGCTGCGGATTTGACGGCGATCGCGAGTGCTGCGGACGCGAAGTTGGATCCGGCTGTTGCGACGTTGGCTGAGTTGCCGGCGTTGGGGAACTGGTTGGGCCGTCAGGTCAGTGTTGCCGGTAAGGGCGTGTATGAGGTCACTGCGCTCCCGGGGACGTGGACGCCTGTGGGTGTGCAGTTGTTGGGGAACAACGGTCTGATGGCTGGTTCTGGGTCTCCTCGGGCTGCGTTCATGCAGACCGGGTACCAGGTGGTCACGACGTCGGGTTCTGGTGGTTTCACGTTGCCGTTCCCGACACCGTTCCCGAATGGTGTGTTGGCGATGTCGGTGGTGAATGGTGACCCTGACGCGACACCGGGGTATTCGGTGGGTGTGATTGTCGGGTCGGTTTCGGCGTCTCAGTTCGGCATTCGGGTGCGTAACGCGGCTGGTGCTGCGTTCGCTGGTTCGTATCGGCTCATCTGGACAGCGTGGGGGTGGTGAGCATGACCATCAGCGCACTCACCACACAGGCGTACGTCACCTCGCAGAAGTCCTCTCGGGGCGATCGGACCATTGACCGGTTCATCCAGCATCATGCGGTCTCTCGAGACTGGCGTGCAGTGCTCGGTCTGATGATGGGCGCGAAGGAAGTGTCTGCGAATTACATCATCGGCAACGACGGCGAGATCATCTCGGTGGTCCCGGAGGAGTTCCGAGCATGGACTTCTTCATCTGCTGAGTGGGACGGCCGTGCGATCACCGTCGAGGTGTGCAACGAGACCCTCGCTCCGGCTTACACGATCAGCGCTGCCGCTCAGGAGTCCCTGTCCGCGCTCATGGCTGACGTGTCCAAGCGGTACGGCTTCCCGCTGGTTCGTGACGGCGCCGACTCCACAGTCCTCGGGCACCGGGAGCTGTACCAGTTCTACGGCGCCTCCTACGCGACCGCCTGTCCAGGCGGGCTACCCATCGACGCGACTGTTGTGCGCGCGAACACCATCAAAGCGGGTAAGCCCGCACCCCGGAAAGAGGAGGACGACATGCCCAAGACGCAGCTCATCCGCAACGCCACCCCGACAGACAAGACCTTCGGCCGTGTCGCCGCAGTGAACCCGGCGACGGGTTTCTACTTCGGCCTGCCGAACTGGGAGTACCTGCCGCTGCTCACGAAGTACGGCATCATCGACCAGCCTGTTGGCGCAGACGGTCAGCTCCGGAACCTGGCACCCACTGACGCGCGTGATGTGCCGGCGAACGAGTTCAACTTCGTCGTGAACCTCGCAGCCACGGTCCGAGCCGCGAACGAGTCTGCTGGTGCCGTGGATGCGGCCCTTGCTGACGACTTCGCGAAGCTGGCCCCGACTTCTGCCGCGAACGCGATCAAGTAGCCCGCTTCCATCCCGGGAGGGGGATCCCATGTTCAAACGATTGTTCGCCGCGTCCATCTGGGCGTCGGGCAACATCCGGCCTGAGGATTGGCGGTTCCGTGGGATCTTCCGGGTCGTCCTGCCAGTCGGCAACCTCATCTTCCTGTACTTCGGGGTCGTCGGGTTCGTGCGAGGGGTGGGATCGGTGACTGATGCGACGTCCACCATGTACGCGGCGTTCTGGTCCGGCGCGATCGCGCTGACGTCGTTGGCGTGTCTGGTCGGGGTGTCGTTCCCGAAGCTGGGGAGGCTCGAGCTGGGTGCGAAGCTCGTTCTCATCGGCCTGGTGGCGTCCTACGTCGCCGTGTTGACTGCCAGGAGCTTCGAGATCCCCGGTTCGCAGGCCACCGCCGGCCTCATGTCCGCGTTGGTCGTGTTGCCCATCTGGCGCGTCTTCGACCTTGGCATTCAGCTGCGTAAGAGCAAGGCGGTGGAGAAGTGACCGGCGCGGAGATGATCTCCGCGGCCGGCCTCATCGTCACAGCTCTTCTCGGGCTGGGCGTGTACATCAACAACAAGCGGTCGAACCGCACTGCGGAGACCCGCAACCAGGTGGATGCCGGGTCGCAGTTGTTCGACAACAACATTGAGCTCGCCGAGTACGTGGACAAGCGCATCGCGATCGCGTTGCAGCCGGTGCAGGCGGAGCTTGATGCATTCAAGGAGTGGAAGAAGTCCACGAACGCGATCATCCGCCGGTTCTTCCGGCAGCTGATCACGTGGGATCGGAATGGCCGTCAGGGTCAGATGCCGATGCCGTCCGCTGAGGACATGACTCAGTTGGAGATCGAGGATCTGCACGCTGATTGAGCGGGCTTCGGAGTGCTGTTGACACCCCGAAGCCCTACCCCCTGCAGGAGGGTGAGCGCGAGCTTACCCACTTCCACCCATCACCGATATAGGAGACATCCCCATGAGCAAGCACGCAGCAGTCCCCGAGATCTGGTTCAAGTCCCAGCGGGTCATCCGCACGGTCCTCGTGAACCTGATCGTCATTCTCCCCGTCGTGAACATCTCACTGCCGCTGGTGGTCGATGCGTTCACCGGCAATGGCGTTCCGGCTGAGGTCACCGTCCTCGTCAACGCGATCGTCGCCGGGATCCTCGTCGTCACTGGTGTGGTGACCCGCATCATCGCGATCCCCGCAGTGAATGGCTTCCTGACGAAGCTCGGTGCCGGTTCGGTTCCGAAGTCTGCTGTCGAGACGTCTGTCTAACCCCTACCCGCACGTATCCCTTGAAGGGGGCAGCATGGTCAACTATCTCGTATCCGTCGACTCCGAAACGAAGGAGCTGCCCGATAGCGTCAAGAATGCGCTGCCCTTCAACCCGCAGACCATCGTGGACGCACGTGTCGACGGTGGCAATGTGTGGCTCGTCAGGGACAACGAGTCTGAGATTCCTTTGGGCGACCTCACGGGTCCAGCAGGGCCGAACACTGTGCCCACTGAGACCGCCATCGCGACCGCCCTGACCAACCCCGGCGCGCCTCGAGATGCACTCGAAGCTGCTGTAAACGCCGAGCTGGTGGATGCGCTTGTACCGTACCCATCTATGGTCACCGCGGGCGAGAACTTCGCGGCTAAGGTCGACCTCCTCGCGGACAACATGGCGGTCGGTCTCGCAGGGGACTCGACCGGAGACGAGAACGCTGAGTGGTTCCGCCGTGGACATGAACTGTGGCTGCCGTTGAACCCTGCCCTCGCGTGCGACTACACGCGCTGGGACATCGCAACGGAGACCAACTCGCCGGCAATCGCCTTGCAGACGAGCACGGGCTCGCTTGTTGTTGCTGCTGAGGACTCGTTCTCGAGGACCGCAGCCGACCTCATCGGATCTGGGTCGCCCGAGGCTGGCAACAGTTGGTCGGGCGAGACGGGGAAGTTCTCTGTCGATGGTTCCGCGGCGGTCGTCACTGCAGCGCCGGGAAACGTGCAGGCAGTCGGAACCGTCCAGGGTGGCGATCGCCTCAGCACGTGGAGCGTGACCGTTGACACGAACGCGAAAGCTGTCGGCGGCGTACTCAACCTGCATGCGGGTGCGAGCGCAAGCAACCGAGTTTGGGTGTATATCTCCATCGCTGCATCCGGGGCAGTCACATGGGGCATTCAGAAGCAGATCGCTGGCGTCTTCGCTAACGTCGTCAATGGAACAGGGACGCCGCTCACAGCATCATCGGTTCAGACCGTTCCTGTGACACTCCGTCTCAATGGCACAACCGTGACCGCCACCCTGAACGGGGTCAGCGTCACGGCGACACTTTCCGCAGGTGACGTGTCAGCCCTCGCGACGGCGACCAACACCTACATCACGACTACCGGTGCTGGCGCGGTCGGATGGAAGATCGAATCGGTGAAGGTCGTCGTGACGGTCGCGCCTAAGAAGCTGACGATCTACAACGCCTCGAAGGCAGGATCGACGCTGGATTACCAGGCCGCTCACATCGCCGCGATGTTCCCCGCACCGCTTGACCTGTTGTTCATCTCGTCCTGCCACAACTACGGAAGCGACAGCGCGGAGGTCTACCTGACCAAGGTCCTTACCTTCATCGATGCGTTCCGTGCCATCCACCCCGAAACAGGAATCGTCGTCGTTGCACAAAACCCGGAGTTTCCGCCGAATGCTACGCACGAGGCTCACCGGAAGCGCCTGGCCAGTCTCCGAGGCTTTGCCAAGCGGCATAACTTCGGCTACCTTCCCGCCGCTGAGGCGTTCCAGAAGCGTCCGGATGGCGGCGTGGCTGCGGTTCGCGTGGACGGGGTGCATCCCAAGGCAGCCTTCGAGCTCGCCGACCCAAACAATGGCTCATACATCTGGGCCGCTGCGCTCCGGGACTGGTATACGAAACTGTCGCTCCTAGTGTAGATGCGACAAACGCCCCTCGCGGGCCTCCGTAGAGGCCCGCGAGGGGCGTTTTGTCGTTCTATCCAAGGATGTTCCGCAGCGCTTCGATCGTCTTGTCAGCAAGGTACCGGTGCCCAGCGGTGCTTGGGTGACCTGCCGCAGTCTCGTCGATGACGGATTGATAGTTCTCCGCTGTGATCCAGTTCTCGGCGATGGGGGAGACGTAGTGGATGCCAGCGGAGCGGGCGGCTCCGCGAAGATCATTATCGACCGAGGAGAGGTTCGCCTCTACTGGCAGGGCAGAGGGTGCCGGGCCAAGGAGGACGATCTGCGTCGTCGGGTACTTCGACCGGACAGCTGCGAGCGTGGCGTCGATCGCCTCGCCAAGCGTGCTCTGGTCTTGGAATGCATCGTTGATGCCGCCCTGCATGATGAACAGAGATGGCTCGGCGTCGGGTAGCTCGGCGATCCGCTGCGCGTATGTACCTTCAGCATTCGGGCCTGCATTCAGATAGCCAGTTCCCGAGACTCCACGCACTGACGTCTCCCATCCCATGTCCGCGCCGGTGAGGTAGGCGTAACCCTCGGAGGACGGTGTGGCGGCGTACCCTGCTGTCCATGAATCACCGAAGATGATGACGCTCGCACCTGCTGGCGCGTTGATGGGAGGCAGCGCCGGGTCGGTGTTAGCCGTACCGAAGCTCGGGATGGGGCGCTGCTCGCCGTTCGAGGCGACCGTGCGAGTGTTGCCGAGGGCTATCCCGGTGAGTGCGACCGCCGCGACCGCCAATAGCGCTAGGAATATGTACTTCACGTTGGCGTCGAACCATGATGCAGGCGTGTGGCGTCGGCGTTTCCCCATGCGACGAATCCTAGCCCCGCGACGCGGTCAGATGCGCCGCCGCTGCACTCCGTCGCCGTCGATCCCGTTCGGTGGCCCGTCACGCCCGTCACGCTTCGTTGGCAGGTCGTACCGCACGAAATCATCCGCCTCAGCTAGTGACCCCTTCGTCCCCATCAGCACCCGCGCACCCGCATCCAACGCCCAACGCGACACGAAGAACACATCCTCACCACGACCGTCACGGCGACGTTGGATGATCGCCTTCGGATTCACCGGGTCGTTGCGCATCACCAACCACGTGTCCTGGTCGTAACGGATCGGATTCGGACGAGTCACACGCGCCCGATCGTGTTGACCGCGATAAAGATGATGAGGGCGATCAGGATGAGGCCGGCGACACTGCCGATGATCTTCGTCGACAGGGGACGCTTACTCGATGGGTCAGTCATGGGTGGAGCCTAGCCGCGGGGGACGACATGCAGCCAGGGGCGCATCTATCCCGAGTTGCACGAAAAGCTACTTTCAGTGAATCGGATACACGCACGGATACACCGGGACGTTTTGCACCGCTCACCTGGGAGAATGAATAAGGCCCCAATCTCAGTAGAAGCCTGAGAGAGGGGCCAGTGGCTCCGACGGGCGTCGATCCCGTGACCTCACGATTTTCAGTCGTGCGCTCTACCAACTGAGCTACAGAGCCGAGTACATCAGCTGCACGAACGGCGACGATGTCTCAAAAGCAGAAGCCCTCCCTTGCGAGAGGGCTTCCGACCTTTTGCGACCCTGACGGGACTTGAACCCGCGACCTCCGCCGTGACAGGGCGGCACGCTAACCAACTGCGCTACAGGGCCATACATGTTGAATTGCTGGTGATACGAACTGCGGTGATGCTGGTGTTCCTCGGTGCTTCTCGCAGTCGCGCAGACTCACTATACCTGAATCCGAGCGGCTGTTTTTCCAGTAGTCGGTGGTGACCCCAACGGGATTCGAACCCGTGCTGCCGCCGTGAAAGGGCGGTGTCCTAGGCCGCTAAACGATAGGGCCGCGAAGCCCTGAAGCTTCATGACTACCGAGCGACAAGCATACGGATGAAACCGCCGAATCCAAAATCGGGTTCGCGGAGCTGCGGTCGGCACTCCATGCCGGATGTGGCGACAGGCGCCGAATGACCACTGCACGGCCCCCGGCCGGGGTTAGCCTCTGGCGTGGACCACTCCCGGATGCCGCGGCCGACGGGGGTGTCTGCAGCCAGTCCCGACCCCCGTCGGGCTAGCGTGGACAGTGGTACCGATGTGACCGATGTGACTGCAGCGAACCGAG